ATGGCTACATTTAAAGCAGAAATACAGAATAAGCGAAGCGACGGTACCTATAACGTCCGTATTCGCGTTACCCATAACCGTGTAATTAGACGCCTGTCTACTAATATATACGTAACGGGCGACGATCTTACGCGCAATTTAAAAATAAAAAACCAGTCGGTATTAGATCAGTGCGAACCCTTACTAAAGAAGTGCCGCGATTATTGCAATACGCTGGGCTTTGAAATTAATAATATGAGTATCGACGATCTGGTAGATAAATTAAAAAGCCACTTAGAAGGTGGCGACGTCTTCCACCTGGATTTTATAAAATACACCAAACAGAAAGCGGCCAGTATGAACCCAGGAACGGCCAGTACCTATACAATAATGTTAAGCGCGTTACAGCGGTTTATCAAACGCGATCACCTGGATATAACCGAAATTACTACGGCTTTCTTACGGGACTTTGAAAAGTTTATAGAAGCCGAACCCAGCCAGCAAGGTAGTAACCGCAAAACGGAAAAGAAAGATATTAAGCCCAAAAGCGGCCGCGCTGTATCTGCATACCTGGCGTGTGTTCGGGCTATCCACAATAAGGCAAAAGCCGAATTTAACGACGAAGACCGCGGATTAATCCGTATACCGTATTCCCCGTTTAAGAACTATAAGATAAAGCCCCAGCCGAAAACGCGTAAAAGAGCCGTGACCGTTGAGGTCCTACAAAAGATTATTAACCTACCTACGAAAAAGAAAAAGTCGGCGGGAAGTGGTCGCGTTATAATCTGGCGAAGGACTGTTTTATACTCTCTTTTGCCCTGGTGGGTATGAATAGCGCCGATATGTATTACGCCGATATAAAAGCCCTGGATACTGTTATTTACAATCGACGTAAGACCGAAGGGCGCCGCGACGATAACGCCGAAATGCGCGTACGTGTAGAACCCTGTATAACTTCACTAATGGAAAAGTACGCCGACCCAAAAGACAAGCGCCTGTTTAGCTTTTACGACCACTATACTACCCCTTTTACTTTTAATAAAGCCCTAAATAAAGGACTTAAACAGATCGGAAAAGAAATAGGCATAGACGGGCTGGAATTTTACGCGGCGCGCCATAGCTGGGCCACTATCGCCAGATCGGCGGCGGTCGGCATAGATAAGGCGACAGTACACGAAGCCTTAAACCACGTCGATAACGAAATGAAGGTAACCGACATTTATATAGATAAGGACTGGTCGGTAATCTGGGAAGCTAATAAAAAGGTATTAGAACTATTCGACTGGACGGAACTAGAACTATTGTACCTTATCTGAAATAACTTATTTTCTGTTTTGCAGATGTAACGTTAGCGTTTGGGTATTCCCTTTTCATCCATTCGGTTTCGTCGTGGATAATATCTAGTAGATTACCATTTAACGTATAGGCTACCTGATCGCATTCTTTACCTTCTTTATCAGTAAAGCAGACATATAATTTATTTCCTTCGAAATAATAAGTACCCGAATAAGTCTTACTATCTAACGGGTCATAGTATTTATATACTAGGTCTTCCGTAAATTCTATACCGCCCTGGCGTTCGCGATCGTTAAGTAATTTTTCTTTTATTTCTACCGTCGTGGCGGGGTCGTTAGTATTTACTTCCACCGTAATTTTTTGATAAGACCACTTACCTACTATACTGTCATTTCCTTTTATGTCGTCATCACTACTACAGGCGAAAAACACCAACGACACTAATAATAAATAAAATATTTTACTCATAAACCTTTTAATTAAATTATCGTTTATAAGGATAGGCGCGCTTTTTGCGGCCTTTCCTACATTGTTAATAACAAATTTCGTTCGATCAAAGGGCGCTATCCTAATGCCGCCCTTGGTACAGCACCCTTTGCACCCGCCGCAACCCCTTTTTCAGTTAACTCTAAAATTCGTTCTACTAATTTCTGATTGGTGTCTACCAGCTTCGCGTTAGTATCTGCCAGAGTTTTATTAGAGTTTGCTATTTCTTCTACAGCGTTAGCTATCCTTTCGCCCGATTTTACGAACATGTCGTAAATAATGGCGGGTGTTATTCCCCCTATAACCGTTTCAGTCGTATTCGCCTTAAGCATTTCGCCTTCTCCCGTTAATAACCAATTTGGTTTTAGTCCGAACGTTTCGGCCCATTTGTTAGCTAGCTTCTTACCGAAAGGTTTACCGTTCAGTAATGCTGATACAGCCGCCTGGCTTACGCCTAGTTTGTCGGCTACGTATTGCTGGGTATAACCCAGCTTATCGAAATATTCTTTTAACTTTTTTCCTATTTCAACAGACTGATTTACAGGCTCTAATTTTTTCATTACGCATTTATAACTAAAATAGTTTTAAAATCATTTGTATTATAACCAAAACGGTTATATATTTGCATTTGTAATTAACAAGTAATGGACAAAGATAATGGAAATAATCGAAAAATCATTTGTAGAGTGGTGGAAAGGATTGAGTTCTACGGAAAAAGACGAAGTAGCTATAGCGCTTTCCCGCGAATGTAATACCGCTTTGGCGACCGTTACCGCCTGGGGGCTGGGGTATCGCACCCCTAAAACCAGATCGCGGGAACTAATAGCTAACTATTTGAAGTCAGCCAAGAGTATAGAAACCGAATGTAGTACTCTTTTTCCTAATTAACGCTATGGATGTCTTCACACTTAAACAGCAAATAACCGAAGCGGCCGAATTATCGGCCCTGGCTATTGCTAAACAAATGTTTCCAGCATTTGACGACGTGAAGTACGACGAAGCCGTAAAGATCGCGGGTAGTGAGCGCTGGTTAAAGTACCATATTAAAAAAGGCAATATACTGCCTATACGTCGCGGCCCCGCGAAAAATTCCCCGATCTATTACAGCCGCTTAGATATTGCCGCTACGAAGAAAGCCGAAGCGGAAATAGCAACTTTAAATAAGAAATGATATGGATAAAATAATGAAGTACATAGCGGTCTTATTGGCTATAGTTTGCCTATGGGGAGTATTATTTGAAAATGCGTACTGGCATATCGGCACTATGTGTATGTGTTGGACAATGGTTTTGCTGATTGATAAAGAGTAATTCACCTTATGTATAACAATTTAATTTCAAAAACAATGGACGTAAACGTAAAAGTAACTGTCGATCTGGGCGAAAAAACAGTAGCCCTGTTAACTGGTGGTATGGTGGGAAACAACCTGACCCCGAAGGTAGAACCGAAACCCGCAGCGCCGAAAGAAGAAGTAGCGGAAAAACCCGCGGAAGAAAAGAAGACGCGTACGCGTAGTAGTAAACCCGCGGAAGAAAAGAAGACGCGTACGCGTAGTAGTAAACCCGTCGAAGACAAAGCGACTGAAACGAAGAAGGACGCCCCCGCCTTCGCTGATCTGGACGACGACGCTAAGTTAGAAGCCATTAAGGCCGAAGTAACTAAGCAGACCAAAAACAAGAAAGGCGCGGACGTCAAATGGATGTTAGCCCAGTTCAACGCGGCCAGCGTATCTAAAGCCGAACCGCTGGAACCCGAAGACTACGACGCCTTCTACGACGCGATCACACGTTACGGCAAAGGCGAAGCCCTTACCGATATTTTCCCTAGCGACGATAACGATTTAGGCTAATGGCAGGGACACACGCAATATTAAGCCCGTCGGCGGCGTACAGGTGGCTAGTCTGTACTCCTTCGGCGCGTTTCGAAGAACAAATACCAGAAGACGAAAGCGTATACGCGGCCGAAGGCACGTTAGCGCACGAACTGGCGGCCCTTCTTCTAAGCGCCGCGCGGGCTTATTTAAAGGCCCACAGAAGACGTTTAACGCTATGCTGGGTAAGATCACGGCCAGCGAACTATACAGCCCTGAAATGCTGGAACATTGCGAAGCCTACGTAGGCTTCGTACTGGAAAAAGGCGGCGACGTGCTTATAGAACATTCCTACGATCTTACTAAGTACATACCGTTAGGCTATGGAACGGCCGACGCTACAAGCCTTACCCCGAAGGTTATACACGTAACTGACTTTAAGTACGGCGCTGGCGTACGCGTGGCCGCTACGGCTAATAAGCAAATGATGTGCTACGGTCTGGGCGCTTACGAAGCGGCCGTAAAGAAGGGACTAAAACCCGAAACCGTAAGCCTGTCTATATTCCAGCCCAGGGCGGGCGGCCCTTCTTCCTGGGATATTAGCGTAACCGATCTACTGAAATGGGCCGAAGAAGAAGTAAGCCCAAAGGCCAAACTAGCTATAGCGGGTATGGGCGACTTTATCCCTGGTAAACATTGCCAGTTCTGTAAGGCCCGTACTTCCTGTAAAGCGTACTACGATCGCTTCGCCGATGTAAAGACAATCAAAGATAAAAGGGTTATGACCGACGCCGACTTAGTAACCGTACTAACGTACGGCCCGCTGGTCGCTTCCTGGGTTAAGAAGGTGGAAGAAGACGCCGTTAAACGTCTAGAAGGTAACAAGCCGCTGGAAGGCTTTAAGCTGGTGGCTGGACGCGGTAAGCGGTCTTTTAAGAGTGAAGACGATGTAGTAGATATTCTGTTAGGCGAAGGCTTCGAAAACGACATTTTCGACAGTTCGATAAAACCCCTTACGGCTATAGAAAAAATGGTAGGCCCGAAGCGGTTTAAAGAACTTTTCGCCGACCAGGTAATAAACGTACCAGGTAAGCCACAAATAGCACCCATAGACGACGATAGGCCAGCTATAGGCGCTTCCGCGGCTGACGAGTACGACGACTTAATATAAATCAAAAATATATGAGCCAGAAGGAACGAAAACAAAAGCGGATTAAAAAGATTATGGACGACGCCGCTAAGGCGCTGGAAGCCGAAGGGGTTAAATACTTTATCGGGGTTACCGATAGAGAGCCAAAGAAACCCACGGAAGGACAGGTATATATACAGTCCGATGTACAGGGCGAGGACTTTTGCTACATACTAGACTTCGCCTTACCTACTAGACAGGATTTAATAAATATGGGTATATGGCTAGGCCAGATAATTAAATCTAGGGAAAAGAAAAAATGAAACTTACAGACTTAGAACCGTTACAGCCCTTCGAACTGGACGGCCAAAAGTACGAATGTATCGAAGTTTACCCAGGCGGTCGTATTGCCGCCTGTTACGAACTAGACGAAGACGGTAAGTACATACCGACGGGAGAGCCAGACAACCCGTATAAAATACGCCTGGTATCCGACATTCGCTTTAATCGTCAGCATGAAACCGACGAAGACCGCGAACTAGAAAATTTACTATAGATATGAAAACAGCGACGTACCATTACAGACTAAGCGACTACCAGGGCGGGTATACTTCGCACACGGTAAAAGTCGAAATAATAGGCGAAAGCGATAAAAGCTATCAGGTTAAGTACCTAGAGCCTGGAAGTTTCGGCCAGTACGTAGGTACTGTAAAATGGGTACGTAAGCGTAACGTATCCAACATAGTAGAAACAGACGTAGCGGCAAACGTACGGACGGCGCCGCGTCTGGAAGAAGTTAGGTTACCGTACAAAGATTAAAAATTTAGCGATATGGCAAAGAAAAAAGAACAAACAAAAGAAAGAAACCCGCTTAAAGTGGTTTTGAGTACGCACCGCGTAAGTTACGTACATATTAAGGAACCGTCCAGCTTCGAAGACGACGGCGATAAGAAGTACGATACTACGTTTCTGATCGACAAAGACAGCCCCGACGTAGATAAGATCAAAGGCGCGATTAAGGCCGCATACGCCGCAAATAAAGAAAGTATGTTTAAGGGGCTACCCGTAACCAGTCCGAAGCTATGGAACCCGCTAAGGGACGGCGACGAATGGTTAGAAGAACACCCCGAAGCGACTGAATACGAAGGCTGTTACTTCTTAAAGGCCGCTTCGAAAAGCCAGCCTAAAGTATTCGATACCGACAAACAGGAAATTATAGACCTGGACGAAGTTTATAGCGGATGTTATTGCCGTGGGGTTATCGTGTGCTATCCTTTTAATAACAAGTCTAAGGGCTTCGGTTTCTACCTCAACAGCCTTATGAAAATGGACGACGGCGAACGGCTGGGCGGTTTCGAAGCTGACCCAGACGATTACGACGAAGAAGACGACTTATTATAAACCGACTGGGCGGCCACGCGTCGCCCTTTATTTTCTCCTGTATGCTCAAAAAAAAAACAGATAGTAGAAATACTTAGAAAGGATAGAAGCTACAAAGGCGTGGTTAATACTTACGCTGATCGGTATTATTCTATACTTCATTTACTTAATAGCGTGCATATTATACGGGCTGAAATAACCGACGGCACTAGCTGGTTAGGGAAAGAAATACAGTTATTACAGATTTTCTACGAAGAAAATAAAGGCCGCGTTTCCTTCCCTATTTCGGATATGAACCCTTCGATAGTTAACGAAATAATAGACACCGTAATACCTTATTTGTCTTGAAACATTTACACATAGATATAGAAACGCGTTGTAAGCTAGACGTAGGGGACGTAGGGGTATACCGTTACGCCGAAGACCCTACGTTTAGTATTATACTTTTTGCCTACAGCTGGGACGACGGCCCGACTATCGCGCTGGATACTTCGGCCGATACATTCCCTGGCGAAAGTATACCCGCCGATGTCTGGTTAGCCCTGACCGACCCGAACGTATTAAAAATCGCCCATAACGCGAACTTCGAATATGTTTGCATAGGTACGTACTTCGGGCTTTGCCTCGAACTACGCCAATGGTTTTGCACAATGATAGCCGCCGCGTATCTGGGCCTACCGTTAGGGCTGGATAAGATCGGCCAGGTATTAGGCTTAGCCAGCAAAAAGACGCCCGCGGTAAAGCCCTAATAACGTACTTCTGTAAACCGTGTAAACCTACTAAAAAGAACGGCGGCCGTACCCAGAACCTACCAGAACACGACCCCGAAAAGTGGGCCGAATTTAAAGAATATAACGCCCAGGACGTAAGAACGGAAAAAGAAATATACGCCTATATTTCCCGCTTCCCTGGCCTTCCAGATCACGAACGCGAATACTGGATACTAGACCAAATAATTAACGCTACGGGTATTTCCGTAGATCACGAATTTATAAAAGCGGCTATCGAATTAAACGCCCAGTTTACTAAACGCGTACACGACGAAATAGTAGATATAACGGGCGTATGTAATCCGAATAGCCTACCCCAGCTTAAACGCTGGTTATTCCAGGAATTAGGGCACCAGGTACACAGCCTGGGTAAAGACTATTTAGCTGACGCCCTGGACGGCGAACTATTACCCGACCACGTAGAACGTGTCTTACGCCTTCGCCAGTTTGCGTCTAAGACGTCGATAAGTAAATACGATACCTTCTTAGCTTACGCCTGTAGCGACGGCCGTATACGCGGTCTTTTGCAGTTCTACGGCGCTAACCGTACGGGCCGTTTTTCGGGTCGTGGCCCCCAGATACAGAACCTAAAAAGAACACTTAAAAAAGATATAGACGTAGCGCGCGAAGCCGTACGGTATGGCTTCGCCGATCTACTGTACGAAGACGTCCCAGATATTATTAGCCGCCTTACCCGTACGGCCCTGGTGGCCGCCGAAGGTAACAGCCTGGTAGTATCTGACTTTTCCGCTATCGAAGCGCGCGTACTGGCGTGGGAAGCTGGCGAAGACTGGGTATTAGACGTATTCCATACACACGGCAAAATTTACGAAGCTACGGCCGCGAATATGTTTAACGTTCCGCTGGATATGATAACCCACGGTAGCGACCTACGGGCCAAAGGAAAAGTAGCGACTGGCGCTGGGATACCAGGGCGCGGCGGGTGCGCTTATAGCTATGGGCGCCTTACGCGAAGGGCTGGACGAAGCCGAATTACCCGCGATTGTTAGAGCCTGGCGATCAGCTAACCCGAACATAGTTAAACTATGGCGGGAAGTCGAAAACGCCGCTAAGCACGTAATAAAGAATAAGACCAGCTACGTACTTCGTAAAAGGTACTGTAGCCTTAAATTCCTATACGATCGCGGATACCTGTTTATCGAACTACCCAGCGGTCGACGCCTGGCCTATTATGGTGCCAGTCTGGATAAAGGGAAGTTGTCATATTGGGGCGTAGATCAGACAAAAAAGATATGGGTCAAGACTGATACATACGGCGGGTCGCTGGTAGAAAACATAACCCAGGCCATTGCAAGGGACTGTCTTTGTGATGCAATGTACAGGATATATTACGATGAGGGGCTACCTATCCTCATGCACATACATGACGAGGTAGTAAGTGAGGCCCCGGATAATGAAGCGCCCGACGCCCTTAAAGCAATGTATGATATTATGGCCGTCGGCCCTTCCTGGGCTGGTGGGTTGCCGCTTAAAGGTGATGGGTATATAAGTAAATATTATAAAAAGGATTAGAGTAAAACAAGATAGAAATGAATAATGAATTTATTGATGGTGTTTGGTTTGCCGTTCAACATATTGTAGTAGTCAGAGATATGCCAGCAATCGCAGCAGGAATAATTAAGGAAGCAAATCTTTCAATTGATGACTGTAAAGCTGCACAAAAAAGGAGTGGTTCTTTCAGCGAGCAGATGAGAAAGTTTATTAAAACTGAATTAAAGTAAAACTAAATAAAAATGAAGAAGACATTTAAAGCATGGGCTAAGCAAGATAAAGATTTGGATAAATTTTTATCTCCGGGTGACTATATTGACGAAAGGTTATGTAACTATATAGCGGAAATCATTTGTCCTACATATTGTTCAAGGGACTTCGTTCAAGGATGTGATGCAATTAAAAGTGAAAATGATGTATTGTTTTACATGACTGTGTACAAGACTGACGATAACCGATACTTATACCTCGGTATTCTGCCAGAGTTTAAACAGTAATTCAAATCAACGAAAATATGAATAATATATGGGAAGCCGCAAAAAAGGCTTATAAGGCAGCTTGGTGGAAAACAAGAGCCAATAAAGAAGGACAACTGGAATATATGTTTGTTGACGGTGTTAGATATGCACAATATTGGTTTCCTGTGAGCGAAGAACTGCCTGATACATCAGATTGTGGAGTAAGCGATAATGTCTTACTGAAATTGTCTGTCTACAATAAAAAGCATAAGAATACCTATGAATGCTGTATAGAGGCTTATTATGATAGTGACATTGAACATTGGCATCCCATGCTTGTCATAGATGACAAAAACTTGGTTTTAACTCCTATAGCATGGCGTCCAATAGACAGAAAAATAACGTTTTAATTCAATAATAATTAGAAAGGAGGTAAACTTTGAAGGATTGTGAAAATTGTATCTGTTGTACTGCGACAGGTAATTGTACCAAAGACCTACATGATGAGATTATTAACAGGAAGAAAGTACAAGTAGGCCTAAAACGCTGTCCCGTTTTTGACAGGAAAGCCAAAATATGCCACCATTATTGGAGTAGTAGTTATTACCAGCGGGATACGTATGAGAAAGTAAATCAGCAATGAAGAAATTACCGAAGTTCTATTATAGTCGATACATGGGCGGGTACAATGTTTACCAACGCGAAGAGCCTGTTAACAATGTAACGACCGCAAAGAAGATTGATCGAAAACAGAGTGAGGAAGAAGCAAAGAAGTTAGTGTATAAATTAAATGGATGGAAATATGAAAAATAAATATATGATCTTAACAGTAACCCTTTTCGTGGTTTTCCTAGTACTGAAGCTTACGGGCGTTGTCGCCTGGTCGTGGTGGTGGGTGCTTTCCCCTATACTGATACCTACCGCACTTGCGTTTCTGGTGGTGGCTGGGTTCTTTGTTTTTGTTGGGTACTATGCTAATAAGCTATGATAAGTTTAAAGTATAACATAACGCTAGATATCGCCACCGCCAACACCCGAAGGGCGGCGAAGTGGCAGAACAAGCGTGCGACCTGGCAGGACATAGTTAATACGCTATCACAGACCGAACGGACGCCCGAAACCATTAAACAGTATTTCAGCTATACCAAAGACCGCCAGGACGAAATAAAGGACGTAGGCGGCTTCGTAGGCGGGTACCTTCGGGAAGGGCGGCGTAAGAAAGGATACGTAGACTACCGCCAGATCGTTAGCCTGGACGTCGATTACGGCGACCTGGACTTATGGATAAACTACGGGCTACTGGAATACGCGGGCTGTATGTATACGACCCATAAACACCGACCAGAAGACCCGCGGTTCAGAATAGTGTTCCCGCTTAATCGGAAAGTTAGCCCGGATGAATACGAAGCGATCGCGCGCGTAGTGGCTGGCTGGCTGGGTATAGACGACTTCGACGATACGACCTACCAGCCCACACGGTTAATGTATTACCCGTCCACCAGTAAAGACGGCGAATTTATATTTAACTATTCGGACGGGCCGATAATGGATGCCGACGAAGTGTTAGCCGAACTACCAGACTGGCGCGACCCTACGACATGGCCCGTGTCTTCGCGCGTGAAAGATAATGTTAGGGTTAGCACCGCTAATAAGGTGGAAGACCCCGAAGACAAAGGCGGTATAGTGGGCGCGTTCTGTAGGGCCTACAGTATGTACGAAGCTATCGCCGAATTTTTGGACGACGTTTATACGCCTTGCGAAGAACTGGGCGAAGACCGCTACAGCCTTATAGGGGCCTCAACGTCGGGCGGCTTAGTCATATACGATAATAAGTTAGCTTTTTCGCACCACGCCACTGACGTAACCAGCGGCAAACTTTGTAACGCCTTCGATCTGGTTAGCTTCATAAGTTCGCCGATCTGGACGATAAGGTAAAAGGCGACACGGAAGTAACGAAGTTACCCAGCTATAAGGCTATGGCCGACTTCGCGGGAAAACTGGGGCCAGTTAAAAAAGAGATGTTACGGGCTAGACGGGAACGTACCACCGCAGACGAATACGACGAACTGGAAGACCAGGCGCGTGAAAAGGCCAGTAACGACGACTGGGTAGAAAGCCTTACTATGGTAGGAAAAACAAATACCGTAGAAAGTACAATAGATAATGCGGTTATCATACTTAATAACGACGAAAATTTAAAAGGACGGTTGAGGCTTAATATACATTCGATGAAAGACGAAGTAGCTAAGCCCTTTATGTGGGACAGGGACGTAGTAAGATACCCCCGTCAATTAGATGATAACGACCTTAACCAAATACGTAGATACTTAGAAAAATGTTACGGAATTAAAGGGAAGGATACCGTAAAACCCGCTATCTACATAGCTTCGCAAGAACAGAGCTACCACCCGATTAAAATATATTTAGATTCTTTACCCGAATGGGATAAAGTAGAAAGACTGGATGAACTACTTATACGCTTGTTTGGTGCGGCTGACACCCCATATACGCGGGCGGTAACGCGTAAGCCCTTTTGCGCTGCGGTTAAACGCATATACCAGCCAGGGGCGAAGTTTGATTATGTATTAGTATTAATAGGTGAACAGGGCGCGGGTAAAAGTACCTTTCTTTCAAAAATGGGCGGCCAATGGTTTACGGATAATGTACGGATAACCGACGATAAACGCGATAATCTGGAGATAATGCGCGGGCGTTGGATACTTGAAATAGCGGAAATGCGAGGTTTCAATAAAACAGAAGCGGAGTTCTCCAAAGGCTTTATAAGTAGAACCGAAGACATATACCGCCGCGCTTACAAAGAACTGGACGTAGTACACCCACGGCAAAGTATTTTTATAGGTACGCACAATAAAAACGACTTCCTACACGACGAAACAGGTAACCGCCGATACTGGCCCGTACAATGTACAAGAGGTAAGGAAGCCGCCGCCGATGTTTGGGAATACCTTACACCCGCGACAGTAGCCCAAATATGGGCAGAAGCCAAAGAACGGGTAGCACAAGGCGAAACGCTATATCTGGATAGGGAATTAGAAAAAGTGGCAAATGAAATACAGGGCAATCACTTAGAAGCCGACGCCTGGGAAGAAGACGTATTACGGTACGTAGAAGGGAAAACGGAAGTTACTACTAAGGAAGTTTGGGAACTGGCAGTACAAGGCGATAGGCCCATATCTAAAGTCGATCAAAACCGCATATCGAAAATATTACGGGTGTCAGGGTGGAAATATACGGATGTGCGAAAAGATGGAATGAGATTTAAGGCGTGGATAAGATAAGCGACATAAGCGACACATAAGCGACACATAACTCACTAATAAACAACTTGTTTTCCGTGCTTGTCGCTTGTCGCTTATCTTTTTTATAAACTGAAAAAGGGTAAATAAATAGATAATATTAACAATTTAAACAATTTATATATGGTTTTGACCTATAATAGAAAAGACGAGCGACAAGAGCGACAAGAGCGACATTACTCTTTATCGGCGATTTTATCTAACGTTTCTTTTATCTCCGATAATTCATATAGGATTGTTCCGCGCGTTTGTCGCCACTCTTTTTCTGGTTTCATTCCTAGTTGTATCGCTATCGCCTCTAATGCTGGCGGCGTCCCGTCGGTTTCAAAAACAGTTAAACCCGCTTTTAAAATATCGTTCCGTTGCATCTGTACGGCGATTGATAATAGTTCATAATCCGATAGTTTCGGGTAATCTAATTTCAAGTCGTTGTAATACTTGTAAATACTTTTAAAGTTTTTCCATATCAACAAAATTATTATTTTTTGCAAAGATACCTATTTAATGGAAAAGAAGGTAGAAAAATATTTAGTAGTTCGGGTCGAAAGTTTAGGCGGCCTTTGCGTGAAGTTCCCGCCCCTGTTTTTTGCGGGTTTCCCCGATCGTATCGTACTGTTACCTGGTGCCCGTATCGTTTTCGTCGAACTGAAAGACGAGGGCAAGAAGCCGACACCTTTACAGGTAAGAGTACATAAGAGATTAAAGGCGCTGGGCTTCCGCGTGGAAGTCCTAGACAGTAAGGAAAGTATAGACGAATTTATATTAACGTTATGATACCCAAAACACTATACAACAAGCGTAAGGGCGAGTATTACGAAACAGACCCACACCAGATCGAAGCGTACGAACACCTGGTAGGTAATCCGCGCGCGGCCCTGTTTCTGGGTATGAGCCTAAGTAAAACGGTCGTTTCTCTTTCGTATCTGTACGACATGACATACGAAGAAGCGGCCATACTTAAAACGCTGGTTATAGCCCCCGACAAAGTAGCCCGTATTACATGGCCCGACGAGTTAGAGACGTGGGGACACTTGGAAGGGGTTAATTATAGCGTCGTGGCCGGAACGGCAAAACAACGGAAGAAGGCGTTAGAGGCCGAAGCCGAAATATACATTGTGGGCGTGGATAACCTTACCTGGCTTATAGGTCAGTATATTACGAAGAAAAGCGGCAAGTACGTAGGTAAACTACCCTATGACTGTATTGTTCTGGACGAGTTAAGCCTTTTCAAGTCCAGGGATAGCCAGCGTTTCAAAGCGTTGAGACGTGCGATCAAGACAGTAGACTACCGCATAGGAATGACCGGGACGCCCAGCCCTAACGGCTACGTTGACCTTTGGGCTGAGATCGTGTTACTGGACGATGGCGATCGTCTAGGCGATACCTTCGGTAAATTCGTAGACAAATATTTCACTACCCGCGGCAATGGAATGATAGTCTACGAATACATTCCCCGCCCAGGCGCCCCGAAAGTCATAGCGCATAAGCTACGCGATATCGCGTTAACAATGCAAACGCGCGATTACCTGGTACTACCCGAACTACATACCGACGATATCGAATTGGACTTAGACCCGTTCGACCGTGAAATATACGATACTTTGGAAGAAGAATACGTATTAGACTTTCTGGACGGTAACGAAGTTACAGTAAAGACCGCCGCCGATCTGACGAATAAGCTACTACAGATAAGTAGCGGAGCTATCTATGAAGAACAAAAGTACGACGATAAGGGTAAAAAGTTACCGCGGGTATGGCACGAAGTAAATACCGTAAAGATCGACGCCCTACGCGATCTACTGGAAACCTACCCGAAGGAAAGTTTTATAGTAGTATATCAGTTTAAGCACGAAGTAGACCGAATACGCGCCGCCTTCCCGTTTGCTAGGGAACTACGAAAAGGGAAAAAAACCGTAGAAGACTTTAGGGACTGGAACGCTGGCCGTATTCGGCTTTTACTCATACACCCCGCGGGGGCGGGCCACGGCCTTAACCTACAGTTTGGGGGCCGTCGTATGGTATGGTTTACTACTACCTGGAATCTGGAACATTACCAGCAAACAGTAGCGCGGTTATTACGCCGCGGCCAGTCAAAAGAAATTTATATACATAGACTGATTATAAAGGGTACGCGCGATTTACGCGTACGCCGCCGCCTGGCTTCTAAGGATAGTAACCAGACGTTTTTACTAAATGAAATTAAAGATTTAAGAAACAAATATTTATGAACAAAGGAAAGAAGTATATAAAGTTACGCGGCGACGAAGTACCGACGCCAGCTAACGAAAAGCGCGCCCGCGAATTTATGGACTGGTACGCCGCGAATATGGATAAACTAAAGTATTACGCCCAGGGCGCGGGTTATCCGATCGACGGCGATCTATTTAGTGACACGATGTTAAGAGTATACGACGCTATCGCGCTTAAAGGCGTACAGGTAAACGATTATACGGGATATTTTCTACAGTCGTATCGCGGCGTATTCATTAATAACGAAAAGAAAAAAGCCAGCGGCCCGTATTTAACTGTCCCCCTTTTGCTGGAAAAACCCGCCGAACTGGATACGCCCGCGCCCGACTTCGACAGCCGCGAATACGAAGAAGCGGTAGAAACGATTAACGCCGAAGTTCTGGAATACGTACGCGGCACCTACGACGAAGTAAGTATATCACTTTTCGAAATGTACGTAGGACTGGCGCCCGACATATCCTATAAAAAGTTATCGACGATGTTAGGCATACCCTTCGTTAAGGTGTGGTCGTCTATCGGAAACGTAAAAAAAAGCGTAGTTCGTGAGTTCGGAAATAGAAAAGACTTTTTGCTATCAGTAGTCGATTTTTGAAATAATTGTCTTTAGTATATGGAAACATTAATTTTTCTAGTCGGCGTTACCGCGATAGTCGTGCTTAACGCGTTGCTGGCCTTTACGTTAGGCTGGCTATTTACCGAAGTCCTACGGCTTCCGCTGAACTTTAAACCCTTTACGTGTAGACCGTGCCTTACGTTCTGGTTTACCGTCGTACTGGGTATCGTCCTGGCGTTAATCCTTACGCCTTATTTCCCTGGCGTCGAAACGTTGGTAACCGTAGATAGCGAAGGCGTGGAACTGGGCCGCGAAATACATTACGGGCCTGTACGTATCGTCGTAACCTTCGGCCTTATCGGTGTGGGTATTCTGGTAGGTTTTATACACTTTTTATACATAAAATTAAAATTCCGAATTTATGACTAAAGCAAAAACAAAAGGGTCAGACTACAGTAAGGTAACGCCCGCCCTGGTTAAACAGGTTAAAGACGTGATCGCCGACGGCGATAAGCACCGCTATAGCGTATCGGCGGTTTATGGCGCGTATAACGCAGCCTTCGAAAAAAGGGACACGCCCCAGACGTGTAGTAGCTGTTTGCGTAACCGCGTACGCGAACTACGTAAATGGCTGGAAGGATACGAAAAGTACGCGAAGGAAAGCGCCCCGAAGAAGGAAGAAAAAGCGCCGAAGGGAGGGAAAGGCAAGGCCGACGATAATAAAGGCCAGGAAGACCCGAATAAGGGGAAAAACGGCGACGCTGGTAACGGCGATAATCCCGAACCGCAATACGACGACCCCGCCGCGCCTGGCTTCGTGGCCCCCGCAGAAGGCGTAACCCGTACCCCTATGGCCGAAGGCTACCGTTCGACTTTACGCCCAGTCAGGAAGACCCGAATAAGGGAACCGTAACCCTGGCCGACGGTACGGCCGTAAAACCTGGCACCTACAAAACCGCGCGCGGGCTGGATATTGCCGTACAGGTCGGCGGTAGGGCCACAATTAAAGAAGGGCCGAAAGAAGGCGAAGTAATTAACACGGGCGACGCTGGTAACGGCGATAACCCAGACGATCTACTGTAACTAATTTATGACACGCTTAACAGGTAATCAATTCTGGAAGCTACGCACTAAGCACGGCCGCGATAAGCTATTTAGCGACGCGGCCACGCTGTTAGAAGAAGCGTACTTATACTTCGACTGGTGCGACCGCCACCCGATCTATACGGTCGAGTTGGTGAAGTACAAGGGTAATTACGAAGAAGCGGACGTACCCCATGAAAGGCCTTATACGATGGCCGATTTAACCTGTTACCTGGGCGTGTCAGGTAGTTATTTTAGATCGGCAAAGAGTAACCTTCGGGAAAAGATCGAGAAGGGGAAAGCCGTAACGACTGAGGTGGAATTATTAGACGCTATGGAAATGATCGAGCAGGTTATACAGTCGCAACAAATATCGGGGGCTATGGTAGGGCTGTTTAATCCTGCCATAGTTGCCCGTTTAAACGGACTGGCCGACAAACGCGATATTACAACTAACGGTGCGCCCGTCGTGCATGTGAGCGTAAGAGATCAGAAAACCGAAGATGATCTAAGCGAGTTAGATGATTTGTTATAATGGAAACAACTAATGTATTTAGCAGGAACTTACGCGCTTTAAAAGTGCCGGGCGTCCGTAATCTCGTAAACAAAGGCGGTACCCGTTCTTCTAAAACGTGGTCTATCCTGCAAATACTGTATATCATAGCTACCAAGTCGAAACGACCGCGTACTATATCGGTCGTGTCTGAAACTATGCCGCATCTTAAACGGGGGTGTATCCGCGATTTTAAGGATATGCTAAAAGCGGATGATCTATGGAATGAGGATAATTGGAATGCTACGGACTTTATATATCGGGTAGGCAATAGCATCATAGAGTTTTTTAGTGCGGATACGCCCGGTAAAGTGACAGGTCCGGCACGTGATATACTGTTTATAAATGAGTGCATAAATATCCCTTATCCAGTGTATCGCGAACTTACCGGCCGTACACGCGAGTGGGTTTGGTTGGATTATAACCCCTATACGAGTTCTGGTAGATAGTAAAGTTTTGACACGGGAAGATACTATACTGATACATAGTACTTACAAGGATAACGATATGTTGGCCCCCGCTCAAATATTCGAGATAGAGTACCAGGGTAGTATAGACGAAAACTATTACCGTGTAATGATCTTGGGCGAGACGGGTGTTTACGAAGGAACCATTATACAGAACTGGGATATAGTCGCGGACCTTCCGCCCCGTAATACCTGGAAGAAACATTGGATAGGTGTAGATTTCGGTTGGTCGGCTCCTACTGCAATAATGCACGTTATACAGGGAGAAGGCGGCGAAATCTGGATAGATGAACTAGCTTACGGGCCTAACATGGATAACCCAGATATAGCAGCGGTAATACACGCGGCGGGCTTCGCTGACATAGAAAGTATATGTGATAAGGCAGAGCCTAAGAGTATCAAGGAACTTAAGGTGATGGGGGTAAATGCGGTGCCATCCGATAACAAAGACATAGATTTGGGCATACGCGTTATGAACCGATACAAGAAGCATTATACCGCTAGGTCGCTTAACAGTATAGACGAGAATCGGAAATATCGGTATGAGCAAGACGCCGACGGTAACTATACCGGAAAGCCCATAGACAAGTTTAACCATGCAAAAGACGCGGAACGCTACGTATTCTTAAATCGACTTAGTAATATTTCATCTGGCTTTGACGTAACAGTAGGTACGGCGGGCCGCAAATAAAAATGATATGGAACGAATAAGCAAAAACTTTACTTACGAAGAATTTGAACGGAGTGCAACGGCTACAGCGAATAATATAAATAATCGTATGCCTGCATCTGTTAAGCCCGCAGTACGGGCGTTAGCTGTGAACCTTTTACAGCCACTTTGTGACGCGGAAGGGTGGAACGATTTAATCAGCAGCGGTTATCGGTGTGATGCACTTAATAAATTGGTCGGTGGCGTCGATACGTCGCAACACCGGAAAGGAGAGGCGGCCGATAATAAATTCTATGAGACGGTTAACGGTAAAAAGGTCATGGTACAGCCTATCCGAGTCGCGCGAGCTGTGATAGACTTGGGGCTGGTGTTCGATCAAATGATACTATACCCTACGTTTGTACATCTCTCCTATAGCGGGACTAACCGTATGCAAGTTTTGTACAATAAACGCTATAAAGGGCCACGATTATGAAAAAACTATTTTTAGCCCTTCTAATGATGTTTATTCTGTTGGGGTGTAAAACGGTCTACATCCCTGTAGAAAAGAAAGTGACGGTCAAAGAAACGGTACGAGATACGATTGTAGACGTACAGATAGAACGGGAATACGTGAAACAAGCTATACCCGATACCACTAGTACGGTAGAAACGAAGTATGCTAAGTCTACGGCTATCTGGCACGGTGATAGTGAAACCCTGGAGCATATCATAGAGAACAAACCGGATAGCATATCTATACGCGTTCAGTTCGTGGACAGAGAAGTAGAGGTAGAAAAGCCCGCGCCTTATCCTGTAGAAGTGGAAGTACCCGTAGATCGGCCTATACGTATGCCGTTAAGGTGGTACGAACATATTTTACAGTATTTAGGTATGGCCGCCCTGGGCGGCGGCGTGTTGTGGGTCGTTGCCCGTTTTAAAAGTAGGTAGTTAAAAAGCATAAATAGTATATAAATATATACCGTTTTATTTGGATGGTATATAAATATATACTACCTTTGTAGGGTAAACAAAGCGATATTTGACATGAAGTACAACGAGTTTCACAGACTGATAAAACGGCGAGGCTGGGAATCAGTCAGACAAACGGGAAGCCACGTTATTTACGAGAAAGACGGAATACGTTATCCCGTTCCTAATCACGGTTCAAAGGAAATACCCGAACCGCTTAGGTTGAAAATTGCAAAGGAAATGGGGCTTTAAGCCCCTACCTTTCATTTCGTTTTTTCTTCGCGTCGGTATCGCTTGTTTATTTTTACTAATAATTTTATACTACTAAAATGGATGCTTTAAAAGTTATTGTTTCAGGTGGCAAAGACCATTACGGGGCTTGGGCTAAAGACGTTAAAGGTATTTACGGGGTCGGAAATACGTTAGACGAAGTAAAGGACAACGTAAAAGACGCCATAGCTTTATATTTGGAGTATAACGAAAGCGCCCCCGATGTATTAAAGGGTAACCCCGAAATAGAATTAATCTTTGATATTACGGGATTGGTTAAGTATTACAGCCAATTTATAACGCTTCCCGCTATGGAAAATTTAACGGGGGTAAATCAAAAACAACTCTGGCAGTATGCAAATGGGTACAAAAGTCCGCGGAAAGAAACAGCGGATAAAATAGAAAAAGGGCTAAAACACTTCGCCCAAAAATTAGAGTGTGAAGAAATAGCGGTATAAGTCGGGCAAATGTCGCTTTGATTACAATCCTAGATTTTTGTTCGGCGGCCTCCCGTGTTATACGGGGGGCTTTTTTATTCTTCGGGTAGTATATCATCTATCGGCTTACCCAGTTTAGCGGCTATTTCCCCTTTTAGTTGCCTTCGCATAATGCGGAAAAACGGCGCGTCGGGCCAGATTATAAGAATAGAAGCGACATAGACCAAAATTCACACGCCGCCGCCCAGCCCGCCGCGACCTTAATACCGATAAAGCCCGTATCGTGGGCCAGCTTTTCGATCATAAAAACGATAACCAGCGAAGCACCATACGACAATATCTTAAAAGTCGTGACGCGGCCCAGTTTAGATAAAGCGAAACCGCGTTTTTTATAAATGGATACGATCGTACCGAAAAGGGCGTCTAACATTATTGCGGTTAAGACCACGTAGAAGCAATATTTTTCAGTCGCGAAGAAAGTGCCGACGCTACCAAGTACGGCCAAAAGCCAGCCGTATAAACTACTACCCACTTTTTTAAGCAGGTCTAAAATGTGGCTAAATAGAAACATCTTTTTTAATCCTGTATTTATGCTATTCAGTAACATAGTTACCGCCTTTTTGGTATGAATATACCCGCGTCGAACGGGCTAACTACTGAACCTTCGCCGCCGTCCCATTCTGGCCCGCAACCGCAACCCCGCCCAGGCTTCCAAAGGGGGTAAAGCATCTTACAACTACAAAGGTATTCTATCAGATCGCGGCCCAGTTCTTCGGCGTCGTCCTTAATCCAGCGTCTTAACTGGGCTATATCGCCTACGGTTACCGCGTCGCTGTTTTCACTGTTACGTAAGGTTATACCCTTGTTTACGATACTGGCCCAGTGAAACGGTAAGCCCTGGTAAACGGCGTAGAATGATAAGGCGGGGGCGATCTTTAATATTAAAGCCTGGTTAGCTGGCGTTAGTTCTTCGCCCGTTGCGTCTTCCTGGCTGGCCGCCTTTACCTGGTCTTTCAGTTCGTCGGTTAACGGCTTACCTAAAATACGTTCTATGTACATTTTCTGGGCGATATTGATATAAGGCACGAACTTAGTTATTATCGTGTCTTCTTTTATCGGCCCGTTTTCCTTAAACAGTTCTTCGTTTATTAATACTACTTCCATATTCTTAGGGTTTAAGCGGCGTTACGGAATAATAGGCGTTTTAATAGTCGGATTACGGCGTTATCTTTTTTCGATAGGGTCGCCGCACCTTCTTCTACTACCACGTCTTCGGTCGTTGTTTCCGTTTCGCGTATTTTAGGCAGTACGTCCAGGTCTTCTATAAACAGTTCGCCCGTACCGTTAATTTTAGTAAAGACGTTTAGTTTATCCAGTATCTTACGGCGTAGTTTTTCGATTACGGTATAGTTATAGAGTACGTACGCGTCGATAATTTCGGCCGCGTTCCCGCTTAGATTACCCGACCCAGATACGCCCGCTAGTGTAGGACTACTTAAACGGTGGGCACTTATAATTTTCTGGAATACGATACCTTCGACGTTATTATATATATCAGCGTTAGCGCTGGCGTTAAAAGGTGTGATACCTGGTTTAACGGCGTCGCTCTCACCCCAAAGTATTACGATAGACGAAGCACCCTTAGCACCCGCGAAGGCGTCTTCCATTTGCTTTTGAAAAGCGGCCTTTTTTTCTTCCGACGGGTTACTAGGCATATTAATAACCACCGACGGGGTAAAGCCGTTATCTATACTGTTATTGTAGAACTGGCCTAATGTACCGTCGGCCTTAATGTATTCGATTGCTGGATAATAACCAGGTACACAGTAGAAGTTAAGGCCAGGCGTATAGTCCCAATGGTAAAAAAGGTAGGCTACGCCCTTCTTAGCTTTGCTTACACTTCCAGGCCATACGGGAAGTTCTAACGGCTTGTTTTTCCCGCTGGTCTTCGTCCAGTCTTTCGATATACGGAAGGTTACGGGTTTACCCGTTTCGGTAATTTCGCCTATACGTACCTGGCTAAAATCCTGGTGGAAAAGCGAAACTGTTGTACTACCCTTATTAACTATTACTTGCCAGTAGAAACCGCCGAAGGTCTTATAATCCTTAGCTACTTTTTCTATAAGATCGTCCCAGCTTTCGTTAGCGTTCGGTACGCCTACGTATTTTTTGGCGTTGGGCTGACTATCGCGCACCCCTTTACCGCAAATATACGTTACCGTACTTTCTATAATAGAAGCGTTTACGGGGCTTTTGCTATTGTAGTTAATAATGTCCTGGGGGAAAAGGTTTTTAGTCCCGAAGGCCACCCAGCCCGCACGGTTTAACGATAACTTCGGATAAGCGGGGCTATCGTCGGCCGCGCTTAGATTTATTACGGCGTACGTTTGTACTTCTTTCTTTTCTTCCATTATAATACTTTTCAATAAAGACAAAAAGGCGGCGAATTGTCTTTAAGGTATGGTAGCAATAGAATATAACAAGGTTAAAATATCGGTACCCGAAAGCTGGGACGATATAACGTTAGGCTTCTACGAAACGTTTTACACGGTGAAGCCCGAAACAGCCCGCGAACGCGTGGCCCTGGTGGCCCATATCTGTAAAACCGACGCCAATCTACTTTTAGGTTGGCCCGCTGAAATATTTAACAGGATTGTAGGGTACATAGGCTTTTTGTTTGAGGATAACCCGGCACCGCCCAGCCCTGTAGTAGAAGTAGAAGGCGTTAAATACGTAGTACCGATCGAAGACGAATTAAGTTTAGGCGCCTGGGTAGACGCCGACGACGCCCAGAAGAAGGAAGAAAACGTACTATCTAACATACTGGCTATCGTTTGCCGCCCTGTAGGCGAAGAATACAACTACAAGAACAATGAAGCCCGCGCGGCCATGTTCGCCGCCCTTCCTGTGAGTAAGGTTTTAGGGGTGCTGGCTTTTTTTTTACACTACAAAACCGTGTTAGATCAACGTACAGCGGCTTATACGAAGCTGGCGGCCCTGGTCGGCCAGTTGCCCCAGAATATAAAACCTTTGCTAAGTCGTGGGGGTGGTATAAAATTATCGCTGATCTGGCCGACACTCAAATATTACGTTTTGATAATATTACTTCGCTACCAGTTACGGAAGTTTTTACCTTCCTACAGTACCGTAAAGACAAAGACCAGGCAGAAAACGCCCAGCGTAAGTTAGATCGTTTCATAGCTAAACATTCTAAAAATGCAGATAGTTAATTTTTTCTATGAGTTGGCCCGCCAGCATAAGCAAATAAAAGGATTTATCTACGGGAAAAGCTACGAAAAGGGCGCCGCAAATGAAGCGCACCCGCTTTTGTGGCTGGATGACCCTATATATGGCCAGTCAGTTAACCAGACGCTACAGTATACCGTTAATGTCGATATTTTGGGTGTCCCCGAAAACGACGAAGACGTATTAGACGTACAGACGGCCGCTTTTAACGTGGGCATGGCGATCGCCGAAAAGATAAAACACACCCGCGCCCAGACAGGCTATAGTATAGACGGTTTTAGTTTTGTGTCATTGCGGGACTATTACGATAATAACGCGGCGGGCTTCCGTTTTACGTACACAATGGTACAGGCGAATCCTGTAAACCGTTGCGGCAACGACTTCGACCCGTCTAAACAGTTCCCGAAAGTAGACGCCTTACCCGACTTTAAGGTAGAAAACCCCGACGGGTGCGCGATCTTTAGCGATAAGACGGGATTACCTAACTTTAAAATTACGATCTAATGAGTAAAGAAGGCGTACAGTTAGCTATAAATAAGATCGCCGACGACCTTTTAGCCCTGGCCGCCGCCGTCCTGGAAGACGACCGTATAGGTACTAACGAAAAAGTAGGAAAAAATACCCTTCGCGATAGTGCCTTAAACGGCGATCTGGAAGCGTCGATAAGCATGGTAACGGGCGAAGACCCCATAATAAAAGCCCTGTTTAATCATTACGTAGTTTATCTGGAATGGACTAGACCCCCGAAGTACAAAAAGAAGCCGCCTATAAGCGTCCTTAAAGACTGGGCCGCCAAAAACGGGATACCTACCGACGCGGGTACTTTGTGGGCCATATCGTACGCTATATGGCGCGACGGACACAAAGGGCGGCCTATATTCGCTACTATGGATAAGGAACTAGACGGCCTATTTTTAGATGACTGGGCCAATAAACTGTATAATGCGATAGTAGATAACTTAGATAATTTCTTTAACGACTAGATATATGGGATATATAAGCAAAGATATAGCCGTAATTACCGAACCCGATATAGTAACGCTTTCGGCCGTACCGAACTTTATACAGTTCGAAAGTAAGGCGGCGTCTAAAACATATTTAGAAGTTAACATACAGGTAAATATAACGCGTTCGCCCGCGGCTACCGTACCTTCTAAAACATTATTACGTATTACAGATTCTTCGGGTATCGTACATACATATCACGGTACGACCGTCGCCGAAGATGTTAGCGGGTCTACTTTTTACGTTGCGGCCTTAACGTCAGATACGGCCGAAAATTTACGTCAGGTCTTGTTAGCCGACAAATGGTTTAACGCTAATTTCAGCGTAGTAATACCTTTCACGTGGGATACGGGAAACCCGCGTAACGGGTCGATATTGACTATAAAAAGCAAAGGCGCGGGAACTGATTTTAATATAACGATCGAAGCGCCTAATAATACGGACGACGTAGCCTATACGTTAACCTGGATAAACCCTACTTCTGAAAATAACGACAGTATAAGCGGCGAAGCCTCAACGACCGAAATAGATTTAGACATTTACACTGACCCAGAAGTATTTTTAGGTCAGGACGATAGACCCATAACCCCGCAAAAAATAGGAACTTATGTTACTACTTTACAAAAAACATACGCGGGGGTGCCTGTGTGGTTTGAGCTAAACGCCTTTTTGCGCAATATGGCGGGTATAATAGGCCGCCTGGTACTTCGGGCTGGTTTGATACAGGAACGTTACGTACGTACCGCTTTACGGCCAAAGTGAAGGCGATAAATTCGTTTTACTTCTACCAGTCGAACGCGCTTTACGTTTTACACGGCTACGGGCCAGCGTCTGAAAGTCTGGATTTAGATCAGTTTATTTATAATGATAGATTTTTTTCGGGTATTACGAATATCGACCCCGATCACTTATGGAATTTACCTACTACGGGCGCGCCTTATTATACGTATAGTCCAGACTACGATACCGTATGGGTACAAATATTTGAACCGTCGGGAACGATAACCGTAACAGGTGTAGTCGTATTACGTTATAACTACTTTAATGGTGTCTACCCTTCCAGCGAAAATTATTTAGGTAGTACTGGAACTACTATACCGTCTAAAGCTAAATTGGCGTTGTTGACTTTACGAAAAGCTGATAACCCAGACGGTTACGATAGCATGGAAATAACCCAAAGCGGTACGGGTATTACGTCTAACGAGAAAGTAATAAGATTACTTACCAATAAGCCACGTACACCGTATATACGCGGGCAAAAAGAATATCTAAACTTTATCTTTTCAGACCCGCAAAGGGGCGAATCTGACCCGACGGAATTTACGTTACGCGTAGCTTATCGGGCGTATACTACCAGCGACAATTACTTAGGTACGGTCTACGGCCAGGAAAAAGCCCGCGCCGATTTCGCGATAGTGAATACGTGTCAGCTGGATATAGATACCGTGTTAGATCAGTATCCTACAGCTGGTATTATTCGGGTTACTCTGGCCCGCGGTACGGCCTTAGTGTCGAACGATCAGGAATATACGATACGCCCCGAATGTTTACACACCCTTCGGCAATTTTCATTTATAAACCGATTGGGCGGCTGGGACGCCTTTAACTTTGACGCTGGGATAAAGGACGAAATAAAACCCAGCGTAGAAACGTATAATAAAACCCTTACGCCTTCTTACCAGAAAGGAGATAGCGTAGAAACGGTATATAGTACGGCGCTGGCTAATACGTTAACCATTGAAGGCGCGCCCGTTTCCGACGAAGTAGCCAACTGGTTAAAAGAATTAGCAGCGGCGCGCGTTATCCTGGACGACGAAGGTAATTACGTAATAATAGAAGACTTCACCCTGTCAAAGACAGACGCGGCCTTTAATATGCAACGGCCTACAATTAAGTACAGACTAAGCGAAAATTACACAAATGATTAATATAGAATTATATATAAACGGGGCATTATGTGATACGGGCGCCGCCTTCGGTGTTCGTCTTAATCGACAATTATTAAACCCTGGCGAATTGAATACCAAAGACGCCCAGTACAGCTATAGTATAACGCTACCGCCTACGGCTAATAATCACGCTATTTTTAATTACGCGAATATAGAGGAAACGAAAGATAAGTTTAACCGAGAATATAAAGCCGAACTAATTATAAACAGCGTTAGAGTTTTTGTCGGTAATTTTAGGTTATCGGAAGTATCCAGAACCCAGTATAAAGGTAACTTATACATACCCGCCCAGAAAAGTATAAAAGACATATTCGGGGAAATAAAGTTAAACCAGAACCCCGAATACCGAATAGTATTTAAAGACTTCGCCGAATACGTAAGCTACTATAATAGCCGGGCGCGGTCTGGCCCTCAAATGGCTATCTTTCCTTACACGCTATACGGGTTACTTCCTAAAGTACCGCTGAACTTAAACGGTAACGCCTACAGCCCCCGCGATATATGGGACGATAGCGTACGCCTGAGTATGCAGGATTTAGCACCAAGTATAAACCCGTTGTTAATGCTAAAACATATCTTTAATAGCCAAGGGTATAGCTTAGTTGGTACGGCTTTCGACGATGAGAGATTAACCCGCCTTTATATGAGTTATAAAAACGAAACGGACTATGTGCAACCCTGGAACTACGGTCAACAGGCGTATATGAGTTTACGCGGTTACTGGTCTAATGTAAGAGGTAATTATAACATATTTGAAAGAAACGGCTTTCGGGTAGATTACGACGGCCTTACTTATTACAATAGCGATCTATTAGACGCGACAAATACCACCATTAGCATAGATGATATTTTTGACCCAGGCGCAAACATCCTATATAAACAAGTAACTGACGGGAATAACCGCGTTTGGACACAGTGCCAAATACGTATACCTTCTTCTGGTTTTTATAAAGTTCGATTAAAAGCCGATCTAAGTATAGATAGTCGGGAAAACTGGCGAAGCGGTTACGACGGTATGCAGTTTGTAGGCGGGGACGCCAGCGATGATCCCGCCGCTAATAGTTTTCGTAAAAAAAGATATGAAGTAAAAATTTTACGCGATCACGTTACGGGCGACTTCGGTGTATCTAACGGTCGAATAAACCGCGTTTACTATCACGACAATTTAGGGCAAAATGACACATGGGACGAAGACAATACCCCTAAATACTTTCCGAACCCAGGATACACCGCTAGCGGGAAAGAACGCGAAGTAATGTTAGTAGACCCCGCCGAAAACCCTAATTACGTAGTGGGTCTGGCCTGGGGGCGAAGAACGGGAATTAATAACCAAAACCCGCTGATAACAAATAACGAACGTGGCGACTGGGGTACGGTATTAGCCGCTAAAACAGGTTTATCCTGGGACATTAAAGCGAACCCGACAACACCCGCCAAAATAGGTATACCGTCGTCGGGGTATATGAAATGGGGAAAGTTAGGCCAGTTCGACGATGAGGACGAAGACCCTAACAAAAATATAGATTATTCGGGCGGCGACTGGGTTAATAATATGAAACTGGACGATAACGGGAATGTTATAGAAGGAGAAGAAGGGGTAACGTCGATAATACTAAAACGGTTTAGGCTTAGCGCTAACAGCCAGTTTCAATTAACAGTACCCGCCGACGCTGGATATGTAGGTAAGATATTTCTTCACAGTACCGAATTAGACAGCGCCCCCGCCGTTGTTTATCAGTTCGACGAAAACGGTATAGCTACTTTTAATTCCTTAAATTGGTCTGACTGGAATCCGCGAAGTACTTACCTTACTTTATACCTGGCTTATGACGACGGACAGGTAGAAGGGGTAAACTTTGACGTATCCACTTCGTTAGTAATAGACCGAATTTATGACCCAGAAGATATTATAGACTGGGAACAAACGGATAAATTTAAAATAGACATAAACAACGCCCCAGAAAGCTACGCCCGCCGTGGCTGGTATAAGGGCGCCTATGTAGATAATAACTGGAAGGCTGACGGCGAAGTAAACGCGATCGTATGGTTACAGGCTGGCGAATTACTTACCGTCGTTTCTTCTTCCGACGAAGGACGATATAAACGCAATAATTCCAGCGGTAAATACGGCTGGACTAAGCACGAAATAGACTTCGAAATAGATATAGTTCCTTTTAGGATAGACGAAGACTGGTTGACGGTTAATTCGGCGGGTAACGGTACGGCCGTAATGGACTGGAACGACCCCGTAAACTTTGACGTAGATAGTATTAACCTGGTGGGCTTTCTTCCAGCCGACGTAAAAACAGACGATTTTATAGATAATTTCTGTAAAGCCTTTAATTTACGTTTGTCCCAAATAGACGCCGAAACTTTTAGCCTGGACGTAAAGCAATCTAAAACCGCCGTAAGCAATTTATTTATTAACTTGGATAATCTTGCTTCTGTACGCGACCGATCTAACCAGCCGTTAGGTTTGCCGTCGTTGTATAAACTGGGCTTTACGGTAGACGTGGAAGAAGAAGGCTACGTAGTTAGTGGCGACGACGGGGGCGGCGAGTTCGAAACAGGCGTAACCGAAGAAAAGGTAGTAGAACAAAAAAGTAACTTTTCTTATAACTGGTTTAAGCAGATCACTAAACGACAAAGTAACGGCGATATAATACTACAGCTTCCCGTTATTTCAAAGCATGAAGTTTGGACGGCCGAACTATCATACCCCGATGCTATGGCAAAACGCTATACTAACCAGGCCGCCCGTTTTTGGTATTATGACGGCCTGTTAAATGACCTGGGCGCGTCCTTTACCTTTAACAGCCGTGATCTGTCTATAGCCAAAGTATCGAACGAAATACAGGGCCTTAGTATCCTCAACTATAAAAACCAAAAGCTAACGATATTAGATAACTATTTTACGCTTTTAATTAATGGTAGTTCACACTATACAGAAGTGGAAGGGTATCTAACCCCCGATCAGTACGAAGCCCTTAACGGGTCTATTATGGCTATGTTTAACGGCGATCTGTATTACGTGGCCGAACTATCGGGCTATGACCCTTCAAACAGAAATAAAACCAAAATTAAGCTAATAAGAAAGATATAGATACTATCGCCGTTTTTTGTCTTTAGGGTATGGCAACTACAGGAAAGAAAGAATATACCCTAAAGATTAACGGTATAGATCAGAACATAAAGGACGTTACGAAACTGGAAGAAGCCGTAACGTCCTTAGACACGGCGTTAGGTAAGGTAAACACTACTTACGTTAATTTTACGCGCACTACCCGCGAACGTTCGAAAGCCTTAACCGAAGAAGAAAAGGCCGAACAAAAACTTATCAATACCATAGATAAGGTCGTACAGGCCCGTAGCGATGCTAATAAAGCCCAGATAGAAGCTAACATAGCCGCGCGCGAAGCCCAGCGCGAAGTTACCCGCGAAATACAGATACGCCAGCAAGCCGAAGGCAGTATTAAACAAATGGGCATGCAGTTAACCGACCTTCGGAACCGTTACGAAGGTCTTAGCCGCGCGGAACGCGAAGACCTGACCGTAGGCGGGGAACTTTTACAACAAATACAAGCCCTGGACGCCGAATATAAAGCGCTACGAGAAAGTACGGGCAACTTCCGCGATAGTGTCGGTAACTATGAAAAGGCCTTATCTGGACTGGGAAAAGTAAGCGAAGGGATAGACGGGGTAACTAAAAGCAGTATGGGTTTAGCCCAGGGGCTTTTAGGTGCTAACGCCCTTATGGGTATGTTTGGCGAACAAACCGAAGAAGATACCAAACGGGCGCAACAACTTCAAAAAATTATAGCCCTTCTTTCAATCGCCCAGCAAGTTAATACAAATGTTCTTAAAGAAGGTATCGTACAGAATAAGTTAGCTGTAGTAACGGATACCATACGTACCACCCAGATAAAAGCCAAAACAGCCGCCGAAGCCGCCAGTACAAAAGGGACTATAGCGGCTACGGTCGCGCAAAAAATATTTAACGCGGTCGCTTCGGCTAATCCGTACGTACTTTTAGCCCTAGCCCTGGTAGCCGTTGGCGCGGCGTTGTTCGCCTTCGCTTCAAATACTGATAACGCCGCCGAAAAGCAGAAGAAATTAAACGATCTGCAAAGTAACTATCTGGATACTTTAGAAGACGAAGCGAATAGGACTAAAAACGTATCTAACGAACGGGTAGCCGCTTTGGAACGCCAGTTAAAAATACTGGAAGCCCAGGGCGCGAAACAGGAAGAAATACGTAAGATAGAAGACCAAATAGCCGCCGAACGCCGTATTAATAACGCCCGTTTACGCGGTTTCTACGCCCAGGAGATACACGACCTGGACGAAAATAAATCTAAAGTTGACGAACTACGGGAAACCTTACGGAAACTTGAAAAGGATAAGGCCGAAGGTAAAGGCAAAGTAAAAATAGAGATCAACGGTAAAACTTCTAAAGTTAAGGTCGACGAAGCTATAGACGCCATACAGGGACAAATAGATAATTTAGGTCGTACCGTTCAGATTGCTACGGAACTTACTACCGAAAACACCGACTTACAAGCCGAAGAACTTATACGCAAAGCCAAACGAGAAAAAGAAGATAAAGACCGCGCGAAAACAGCCGCCGAAACGGCTAAGAAGCGCGCCGATACCGAACTATCCATAGTACGCGCCGCCGAAGACACCCGTATTAAACTTATACAGAACAGTAACGAGCAATCCCGTAAAGTCCTGACCTTAACTTATGATCGCCAGATAGAAGACCTACGTAAACGCTTGGCTACCGAAAAGGATTTAACCGCGAAAGCCAGGACAGCGTTAAACGAAACGATTACCAGCCTGGAAAAACAAAAGGGCTTAGACCTGGAAAAGTTAGAAAAGGAACAGGCTAACCGCGCTTTAGCGCTACAGCAAGAATTAGAAGATAGCCGTATAGCCCTTATCGTCGGCAACTACGACCGCCAGACCGCCGAAGTTAACTTACAGTACGATCGGCAAATAGAAGCCTATAAAAAGCGCCTGAACGAAGATAAGACGTTAACGGAAGAACAACAAAAGCAAATTACCGAACTGATACTAAACGCCCAAAAGGCGCGCGGTACCACTTTAGCTCGTCTTACCAGTGAACAACTTAACCAGCAAGCCGACCAGCAATTAACCGCCGTCGAAGGCGCCTTAAAGAAGGTAGAAAATAAGATAGGCGAAGTAGTTGTACGTAATAAAACAGGGCTGGAACTTATCGACGTGAAGGCTACCCGTAAAAATCTGGCAGATACTAACGCCGCTTTGGATGAATATATAAAAGGGCTTGAAAAGTATTTAACGGAATACCAGGCAGCCAGCGACGCTACCTTAGCGACTTTACAGGAAGGAACGGCCGAATATGAAGCCGAACTACAAAAGCGCGCCAGTGTCGAAGAAGATATAGCGGAAAGAATTAAAAATGCCCAGAAAGACCAGGCCGACAATACAAAAAAGTCGGCGGGGGTACAAATGGAAGCCTTACGCGACTTATTCGAAAAAATAGCCGAATACGCCGACGCCGCAGTTATGGCCCTTTCTTCTGTTTTTGATACGTGGAACATGGGCCTACAGGTACAGTTAGACGACCTTAACGAACAACTGGACGTAATAAACGAACGGTACGAAGAAGCCCAAAAACAGCGCGAAGAAGCCGTTAATAACGTAGAAAATATAGAAGCCCAGTTACAGGCGGCTACAGGTGGAACGGCCGAAGCGTTAAAGTCCCAGTTACAAGACGCCATGCACGCCCGTGAAGAAGCGGCCCGCGAAGAACAAAGGTTAGCGAAGGAAAAGGAGAAACGCGAAGCCGAAATAGCAAAGAAAGAAAAGCAAATGCGTCGTAACGACCTTACGGCAAATATCGCCCAGGCGATCGCTAATACGGCGGCGGGGGTGGCTAAGGCTTTATCGCTTATTTTCCCGCTTAACCTGGTAGTAGCTGGTATCGTTGGGGCTATGGGTGCCGTACAAGTCGGTATTATGACTAAACAGCTTACTAAACTGGCTAAGGGCGGCGAAATTAAAGGCCCTAGCCATGCTAACGGCGGTGTACCTATCCTGGTTAACGGCGAATATACGCACGAAGCCCAGGGCGGTGAATTTATGGTAAATGATAAAAGCTACGGCGCTAACAAAGCGTTGGTAAACTTCATAAATGACACCCCGCGGGCTATTACGGCCGCCGATCTGGTGGGTGTTCTTCCTGGTAACACTACGCCCGTTATCGTTTCCGACGTCACCCAGTCCAGCGAAGACCGAATTATAGAAGCGATCGACGGTATAGATATGAACCCGACCGTAGCGGTTACCGATATTCTGGACGCTTCCGACGAAGTGGTAACCGTACGCGACCTGGCAGGATTCTAAGACGAAATATTTTAAAATTGTCTTTATGGTATGGAACCAAAGATACCAGTATACGAATGTAAAATAATGGGTACCGATAATACGGGGATATTCGCCATATCCTTTGTAGACGTACCCGCTAATGAGTGCAATTTTGTAGCTCTCAACAAACAGTGCCCCGTAAAACTTGCTTTAGACAAACAAAAGCAGATTTTAACGGGTGTAGTCCTGGTACCCGATCAGCTTATATATAGATATGACGACGCGTTAGGCGAATACTATATAAAGTTTACAGCCCAGGATATAGAAAAAATAGCGCTTAAAATGATGAAAACAGGGCTAGCGCTAAGTACAACTACCCACCAACACGAAAAGCCGTTAAAAGGCAATTATCTAACGGAAATATGGATAGTATCTAATTCTAAACAGGATAAGGCCGCGGCTTTAGGTCTGGGCGAACTTCCCGTAGGTACCCTTATGGCTTCTTACAAAATAGAAGACCCCGCGTACTGGCGTACGGAAGTTCTAACGGGTAACGTTAAGGGCTTTTCGCTAGAAGGTATATTTAATTTTAATAGTGTAAAAATGAAAAAGGATGTAAAGACAGCGGCCCAAATGGCCGCAAAGAAGCCGAAGTTAACGGCTTTCGGGCTAGCCCTGCAAAAAATGGGTATACCCGTAGTTATGGAAGGCGAAACCGAAGCGGCGACCGAAGACCTGGTAGACGAAGCGGCCAAAGACGAAGTAGACGCGGGCGACCCCTTCTTAATTTTCGAACTTGCGGACGGTAACGAAGTCTGGGTAGACGCTGACGGCTTCGCTACGTTGGACGGCGAACAAATGGCGGCGGGTGAACACGCCTTAGCCGACGGTAATTTTATCGTGATCGACGATACGGGTATGCTGGTAGTTACCCAGCCCGAAGCCGATAGTGTAGAACCCGAAGCAGCGGCCGCTGAACTGGCGAAAAAGGCTAAACTAGCAAAGGCCAGGGCTAAGCAGTATCTAGCGAAAGCGGGAACGAAAGAAGCCAAAATAGCCGCCCTGGAAAAGCAGATCGCCGAACTTAAAAAACAACCTTCTACCGATAAGGCAGAAGCGCGTGTAGACGGTGGGTGTACAGGTGGTAAAAAGCCCGAAGAAATGACGTATACCGAAAAAATGGCGGCCGTTATCCGTAGCAGGAACGAAAGAAAGAAAAAGAAGTAATAACCGATAAAAACGTATATCAAAATGGCAAATATGTATAATATTAACGGCCTAAGCTATACCGCCCAGGAAAACCCCGAATGGTTTACGCGGGCGATGTTTGGCGGCCGTTTGGTACAGGGCGGGTATATCCGCGTACTGACAGGCATTAAAGGCGACGAACTGTTAAGCATGATCGACCTGGAAAACAAAATTTTACAGATCGACGGTAAAGACTGCGCCTGGACGCCGAACCAGATTATTAAACTGTCTGAAAAGACGGCGAAGGTCAAGACCTATAAAATTAACCTGGAACAGTGTATAGACGAACTGGAAAACAAACGGACGCTTTACCAGCTTTCGCCAGGTGCTAAAAACGAAAGCCTACCGCCCGAACTGGAAGAAGCGACGCTATACCTTATCGCGATCGGTCTAAGCAACGAGATCGAAGAAATGATAGTAGGCGGCGACGAAAGCGTAGACCCGAACCAGTTTAACGGTATGGAAAAAACGCTTTTGGATTCTACCCAGGCGGCTAAGCTAGTGGGTACAGCTCTTACTAAAGCAAACATCTTACAAACGATCGAAAGCCTGTACGGCGCGGTATCGGAAGACGTATTACAAAGCGAAGACGCGGGGACGCTCTATATATTCGGGTCGTATGGCGCCCGTCGTATTCTACGCGCCGCCCTGGCCGACAAAAATAATCAGGTATTAGCTGAAGCCTGGACGGTAGACGACACCGACAAACGTAACCCGCGTATGTACTATTTGGGCGTAGAGTTCGTACCCGTAAAAGGTATCGGCAAAAATACGCTTATCTGTATCGACGGTACTAACGCCTTCCTGTTAACCGACCTTCTTAGTGATCTGGACGAAATCGAAATGGGCCAGTTCCCGAAACCAAACGATAATAAGATATGGATTAAAGGGCGTCTACGCCTGGGCTTCGTAATACCGTTCGAAGACGAAGCGGTAATATGGTCTGATAAGATTACTACCGCCCAGGAAGCGGGGCCACGTAACGACGATCTGGCCGTAGTTCCTAATTCGTTGGTATTCCGCGCCGCTGGCGAAAGCAAAGCGTTTAATATCATTACGAAGGAAGGCGTAACGCCAGAGATCGGCGGCACCGCTACGGGCTTTACCGTAACGAAAGGCGAAACTACAGCCGTTAACGGCGTAAACATTACCCCTGTTACTATAGTAGCGGCCGACAATACAGGAAACCGCGACCCGAAAGTAGGCGAAGTGGATGTTAAGTTACCCGACAGCGACCGCGGGGCGACCGTAACGCTTAACCAGCGTAACGAAGACGTAGACACGGTAACGCAGTAAGTGATTAATTCGGGGCGGTATCAAACGCCGCCCTTTTTCTTTAACGACTAAAAAATAATGAAATATGCCAGGTTGTAAATTAACAAAGAGTTTAGATAATAAGGCGTGCGAATACGCGATAGCGGGCGCGCGGGCTTTATATCTGGCTAATTACTACGGGGCCGTAGAAGGCGAAGCGGCCGTAGTTAATGCGATAGCCTACCAGTTTGGGGCTGACGGCTACGTAGATAAGATCACTTTACCGACTGGCGAAGTGTTCTACAGAATTGACGGTGCCGATAATACCATATCGTTTACCGACGCACTGTTAGCGGGTGGTAACGGTGGTAAGTACAGACAGCACACCGTAAACGCGGTATTAAACCAGTACGATATAGACGTACTTAACGAAGGCGACGCCCTTAGTTTAGGCCGTTTTATCGCCGTGGTTATTGATAACGCGGGCCGTCCTATCCTTCTGGGCCGCACGGGTGGACTTAGCGCCCCCGCAGGCGGTTTCGATTATAACAGCGGGGCGGCCGAAGCTGACGCGACGGGCTGGACGCTGATACTACAGGGTACGTCTATGGAAATAGGGCGGATACTCAAAGACGAAAGCGTAATAACGCCGATCTATGCGGAAACTATCGAACCGTAACTTTTCCATATTGCTATTATCAACCAGGGGCGGTATTACTTAGATAATATCGCCCTAATTTGTCTTTAGTGTATGGGAAAATGTAGAATAAATAGTTTAGTCCCTAATTGTGGCTATAATACGGAAGGTATAGAAGCTATTAGGCTTTTAGACTTCGACGACTTCGGCGGGTTTAAATTCGACTTCGACGGCTTATATGATAGCTGTTATGTTTCCGAAGTGTTACAGCGGGGCGATAGCTCATACGTAGATATAGCCGCCCCCGATAGCGCTAAATATTCTTCTACACTTAATAACGGAACGTACACCCACACCGTAGAAACGTTCATAGGCGACCTTTCGGCGTCGTTGGCTTCATCTTCACCTGGCTACGAAAAGGCGCTATATAGTGCTATTTCGCACCAAAGCGGGGCGTTATTTTGTATTCGGGTATGAAGCGGGGGCGACGGTAACGTACGTTAACCAGACGGCCGAAGCTGTAGGGTCGTTGGTAACCATATCGGCTAATTCTATTTATCCGTTGTTTGAGAAAGTGCCAGTTACACCAGGTCGATATATTACCGTTGTCCCCACTCGTATTATACTGGAAGCGCCCGACACCGTGGAAAGGTTTGTACTTACAAGTTCTTCACCCTGGCAGTTAATAAGTGGGCCTACCCGATATATAACGCTGGATACAACACAAGGCGGCGCGGGGTCTTTCCAGATCACCGTTACAGGCGGTCGTATCGGCCAGGGATATTTTACATTTAGAAACGAAACGGGTCAAACAGCCACGATATACATAGCAAATATAAGCGGTCGGCCCTGGATACTGGAAGACGGAACGTGGAATATGTTAGGCTTTTGGTATGATAACGGAATATGGAATTTTTAAAACATAAAGGATATGTCGGATTTACTACGAATAACGGAAGATATAACAGGCCAGGAAGCGGCTAATATTATCTATGATAATGATAATACGGTTAATACTAAATTTTTAACCGATAGATCATTTAGCGGATTTACAAATATAGATTACGGCCACCTGGTTAACTTTTCTAATACCGGGTCCTATGATTCGTACAAAGAGGATAATAATTACGATACTGCATGGGTACAGATTTTTAAGCCGTCAGGTACTCTTACTATCGCAGGGGCAAACACTACGCGTGTTAGCTTTTTCAATGCGTTGCAACCTTCTAACGACGCGTATATAAGTAATTCTACGTCTACAGCCCCCGCCATACCTTCTAATGCTAGGCTGGCATTATTGACTTTGCGAAAGGCTGATAACCCGGACGGGTATCTAAATCTTAAAGTAACCCAGGACGGAAGCGGTGTTACAAGGTCGGAACTATCTACAGAGGTGCAAACCCTATCGGAAGCTGATAGGCATTTTCTTGCCGATAGATCGTTTTCAAATGTACCGACAATCGACCCCGATCACTTATGGAACATACCAACTACGGGCGACCCCTATTATACAGGTAATGTTAATTTTGATACGGTATGGGTACAGATTTTTAAGCCGTCGGGTAATTTAGTCGTAGAAGGTGTAACCGTATTAAGATACCAGTATTTTAGTGATTTATACCCTTCTGTTAATGCCTATTTAGGTAGTGGCACGCCTAAGATACCTTCTAATGCTAGGCTGGCATTATTGACTTTGCGAAAGGCTGATAACCCGGACGGGTATCTAAATCTTAAAGTAACCCAGGACGGAAGCGGTGTTACAAGGTCGGATATTACCCCCGAAAAAACGCCGCAATTTCTTCAAAAAGTGATCGGTAAAAACCTTATTAACCCCGACGACCTGTTATACGGCTGGACGTATTCCAGTAGTACCGGGCTAATACAATCCGATAACGGTATATTAGGAAATAAAATGTATCTAAGCCCAGGCGTATACACTTGCCAGGGAATACAACCCTATTCAGGCAACCAGAATATAGAACGCATATTACTTTTTAATGATAAAGACGAACTAATAGACGCCCCTTCTATATCTTTGGTGGACGGAAAAGGAAATTATACCGTTACGTGCGGGTCTGCATTTTACAACGTAGTATACGCCCGTTTAGTATTGCAGTATAATACCGCCGTACTTTTTAATAAGAACGTAGCACAGTTTGAGAAAGGAAGCGAAGCAACCGCGTTTGAAGCCTGTAAAACTAAACTTGTAAATAATCCCGCGTATGATCGTGAACCGCGAATGTGTTTTCTTACGGGCGCGTCTTCTTCTGTACCAGGTAACGGCTGGTTTGAAAACGCCTGTAGAAATTTGGGGTATAAAGGCCGGAACGTCGCCGTATCTGGTGAAAACGTAATGCAACACGCCGATAAGGCGTGGAAAGGAACGTTATACACCCCGGACGAATTAGAAAATATAGATATATTCATAACTAATCATATACACAATTATAATGTAGCTTACACTAATCCCACTTCTACAATGCTACACAACACCGTAGAAGAATACGAACAGGTCGTATACGATATAAACGGTAATAGGTTAGACGTAGCGCCTAACCCAAACGACCCCAATCAATATATACTACCAACACAGGGGGCAGCTTCACAGGGATATTACCCCCAAAGGGATGATATTAACGAGAGATACGCGGCCGGGTATGATTACCTTCTTAAAAAGTATATAAAGGACTGTTACGAACTACGTAATAACCCAAACAGTAAATATTACGGGAGTGTCCAGGGAAAACCCGTTATTATAATAATCTGTACGCAATGGCACGACGGTTATGTAGTTCTTAATAATGCTATAAAAGAAGTTGCGGCCAGATTCGGCGCGGTCGTTTGTGATTTTGCCGCGAATGTTGGCTTTTCCTATAAGCAAACCGACCCGACCGACCCTAATTCTATACGCCAGTCGGCTTTAGTTTGTACTAACCGTCTATATGGAAGCGGTAACGACTTCCAGGATATAAATATAGAAGGAACGGTATATACTAATATGGGTTGGCATCCTACGCGCGACGTTAATTCATACTTCGCAATTAAACGCGGTAATATTTTATCCGATGTAATACGTAAGATAACATTTTAA